TACCTTTCGTACCCTTTGGTAGTATCAATTTTAATAGACAACAAGATTCATCATCCTCAACAAAGTCTAAAGCCGTTTTCTTATTTAATGTCGTAGATATGAACCTAGTACTATAATTAAAAGGTAACACATCGCCCTTTTTCGCCATTTTCCAATTCTCAGTGGTTTCACGTGTCTGGGCTCCTCTATAAACCACCGTTTTCCTCATCGAAGGAGAAGACTTTTTTATTATATTATTTAAATTATCAATATGACCTTGTATATTACTTTTACTTCTATCATTGAGTTCATCGATTCTAGTTTTTGTTAGTAAATTATTTATCCAAAGTGAGTCACCTCCGGTATAATATAGTAAACTCTTCATCTCATCTTCCGTAATGTCAGAAACTTTTAACTCTCTAAAAGCCCCCATGCGAGTTCCCTTGCGAGTTCCCTTGCGAGTTCCACGTGTATTCTTTTTCTTCGTGGTTATTTCATTTCTAGTATTTTTTCTGGTGTTTTTTCTCGATTTATCTACACCCATTATATTAAGTATATAAATAGTAAATTCTATCAAGGTTGGTGTCTTTGCCATTCATATCCTTCCCGTGTATAGTCTTGCAATTTGGTCGGCTTCAAATAAAGGCGATTGCAATATATTAAAAATAAATAAAACACCCGTAATTTACCTGTGTTAACTAAATTACGAGTGTTTTAAATATATTATAGATTTCAATAAATTTATCTCGGTCGGAGACGAGCTTACTTCCGGTAGAAGATATATCACTTTTGCCTTCCGGAGTTATTCTCCTGGAAATGACATATCTTGAGCCTCTTTTTTCCGTTGCTTTATTATACTGAATTCCCGGAGGAGGCTTTTTCATGAGCTTGGAAATCTCGTCTTCGTCGTTGGATTCATCGTTGGATTCATCTTTGCCAATCAATGCTATTTTTTCCTTAATTTCAGCAAGTTTTTCTTGAATTGTCAGTTTATTTGATTTTGACCCAATAATGGGCTTATCTAGTTCTGGATGTTTTTCGACTTTGAAGAATTCTCGATATAAGTTCTTCTCTTTATTATAACATTCTTTGTAGTAAACGACGTATTTAGGAAGCATATCTTGTGTAATACCATCTGGTAGTGGACGTGCATTATATTTTCTACTACGTTTTCCTGTATTTGCATTTTGTTCTGACTGGGATGCCCATCTTAGATTTTCACGTCGATTATCGAGTTTGTCTCGATTGATATGGTCAATGCTATATCCATCACCGGGTTTGGGAATACCCATGCGACTCATAATTATATGGTGGAGATAGATGCATTCGTTGTTGAAATGAGTACGAATATACCCACCTGTATTTTTTACACTATTTCCACCTTTCCAAAAGTACCAAGACTTTACAAGTGAAATTATATAGTCTTTATCCTCAAGTGATATTTTTGAATATATAATTGCACCGTCTTTTCCATAGTTGCATTGGAGTTCATAATAATCACTCATAGATGAACTCATATTGTGTTATAATTCATAAATTTTCTTTCATTTTTTTATTTTTCGCATTTTGTCTTTTAGTTTTTTTAGTATACTTGGATATATAGTTTATGGATGTATGTCGCGGGAGGCTATCTAGTTGCTATAAGCTAACCCACCCATCCCAGACATGATACGGAGAACGTTGTAGTTGGTGGCGTAAACACGGACCTTGGCATCAGCAGAGACAGCATTAGAGGTGGTGGTGAGCTGAAGGGTGGCGTTGTCAATGCGGGACATGTTGCATGTGCCAGATGGCTGGTGTTCTTCGGGCTTAAGACCGAAGGAGTAGACGTTGATACCAGCCTTGGGGACATTGGTGTGGTGTTGGTAAGGTTGGACAAGGTTGAAGTACTTGCCGAAGCGTTCGGAGAAACGGTCGTGTCCGTTGAGTTGGAGTTTCGCGGATTCGGTGCAGTTGACACTATCAGAATCGGTGTAGTCGAACAAGTCACCGGTGGTGAGGTTTCCATCAGGTTGGACAACCCAGACAAGTTCTTTGCATGGGTGGTTGAAGTTGAGTTTGATCTTGTTGGATGTGCTGGAGATGGATTCATCACCTGTAAATTGGAGCTGTTCGATAAGGTATTCGTGTGAAACTTGAGCGAAGCGACGTCTTTCATCTGTGTCAAGATAAATGTAATCAACGTATAGAGACGCCGCCTTGAGAGAAGGAGTTTGGCTCGCCGCAACTGACATGCATTCCGCCGCGGAGCGGAATTCAAGGTTAATCTTGACCTCGTGGTATTGGAGGGCAATAAGAGGAAGGGCGAGACCTGGGTTGCGGCAAAACCAGAATTCGAGAGGGATGTAAAGGTCGGTTTCACCGTCAACGGTCTTACCAACCATGGCTTCGTAACCTACTTTCTTGCCCGCAGATTGGGTGAGTTCGTTCCAGATGTGCATCCAGTCACCGTAGTGCTTGTCAACACGTTGACCACCAATTTCGACCTCGACGTTCTTGATGAGAGCGTGTCCGAGCCAGTCAACCCAGGAGGCAGCAGTATCATCAAGGGCAGGAACAGTAACTTGGAGGTAAACGCGGTGCATGAGGTCACCATTGCGGGAGACAGTGCATGTTACGCGTTTGCCAAAGTCCGCGGCACCATTGAAAGTTTGTTCAATGGATTCCATGGAGAAGTTAGTGTGGCGGCGGTAAACGACCTTGAAGAAGGTAATTTGTGGGTTACCAGTAAGGTAAATGTCTTGGGCACCGTAAGCGACAAGTTGCATCAATCCTCCACCCATCTTGTATACTTATAGAAAATAAAAAAATATGAATTTTATTCCGCATCAAATTAAAACCACACTTGACTTTTTCACTCGACTCGCCCCCCCCTCCCAAGATTCATCAAGTGGTTCAACCCATACACACTTTGTACTCTGTTTTACTATTTTTGCCATTTTCCCGCTGATTTTTGTTGATATTACATATACATGTTGACCAATCTCGAAATTTTCTGATAATTGTGTGATATGGGACAGGTTGGATTTTTTAAATATATTCTGACGACAATATGGACATGTATTCAAAATCCCAGAATATGATTGATTTTCCTTAAAACAATTCTTATGAAAGAAATGACCACATCTCGTCAATAAAACCTCACCATCAGTTTCACATAAACAAATTAAACATGTATGATTATTTTTTGATTTAACTACCAGATTATCAATACTATTTGCTACCATATAGATATAACTATCGTCATGAACTTATGTCAATATTTATCCTATATTGGATAATGATGTCTGTGATACCCACAATATCAATTGTTGTCATCATGGGACTTCTCCTAGTTGCCTTCGTATACTTTTATATGAAAAATAATGACATGTCAATAAAATCATATGACATGTCTGAAAAATATAAATTGGTCTCCTCAGAAGATTCAGAAGATTCAGAAGATTCAGAAGATTCAGAAGATTCAGAAGATTCGGAAAAGGAACTTCCACAATTTACAACGGAACAGCAATTCGAAAATGTACAGTCAAATATATTCAATCCCAAAGTTCAAGAAACAGAAATTCGTGTATGGGATGATGGATATGCAACACAAGGACTAGGCATTGTTGGTTACAAGTAACTTTATATGTACTTATTTTGTAAATGGTTTAGGAGGGGCTGATGCACGACACTTGTATGTTGGCTTGGCGTTTTGTACACATCGTCGAGATGGATATCCACCTCTTACCCAGTCTCTTTGAGCGTCTTCTGGAATGATATGCTTAGGATTCTGAACCTCACGAGCAAGACATCCTACAAGTGGCGTAAACAAAGGTCTACCTGTTTCTGGTAAGCAACTTTTAGATGCAGATGTTGATTTACTTTCCATAACGACATTTGACGTACATACATTATTACGTCCGTGTCCCATATAAGGAACAGTAAGGAAACCTGGATTTGGAAGTAACATCTTTCCACCAGTCTGTGTAAGTATTGTCCCATTTCTCAAAAGGGAATCCTTATCTACAAGTTGTCCACAACGACCAATGGCACCGAATCCATCTCGGAAATTAGCAACAGGTACTTTAAGAGCGGTTTGAGCTACTTTAGAATGGTCGGTCAGAGCACAGGCATTATCTATCATGGCAGGAGAAAGACAGGGACTTCCAAAACCTAGTGTTCGATTCGTAGAAGGTAAAGGGCAAGGCATTATTATAAAAAGAAATTAATATTTCTCAGTGATTATTTTTGGAAAAGCTCTATCAAAAGTAATACTAAAAAATGTACAAATACCGCAAATAACATGTACAGTCCAGCAATCATGTGTTTTTTATTACTTTGTTTTATACGATCAACGAATATTATACTCACTAGGAGTGCTACTATCATGAAAAGACAAATAGAATAAACCAGTGGATGCGTCATTATTAATACATGACAAACTTATTTACTACACATAAACTGATTAAGACTACTTGATATGGATAGTTCTTGTCTTATTTACCTTTTCTTTTGTACCAGTTTCATTCGAAAATATCTCAAAGTCCCGAAGCATCCCCTTGCCTACTCGTGCAATTGGCTCATGACCCAAACCCGCCATCGCCCTTAAAGAAGACCCAAATACATCAAACTCTATACACTCGTCACCATTTATAGATACAAAACTACGAGCCAGTAGAATAAACCCCATAAAAACATACATATATCTTGTCTCTATGACACACCGCTTTTCCGATAGCTGAAATAATAAGTCCTCTAACCACTCACAAAAAGATAACTCCTTTTCCTTTGATACGAGTCTAAAAGGATCCAGCTCATTTAATACATATTTATTTGGTTTATGTTTTAGTATTACCCCAAATAAATCAACCATTCTCCTCTTATCCCTCCTTATAAATGCATTCCATAAAAGCATCGCGATTCCCGAATCTCCACGCGATGGAAGTGAAAACCCTAAACCAAAATCAAATAACCCTATCTTATTATTCGCATCATCTTCTTCGTCCACCATATACAAAAAATTACCATCGTGCATATCTGTATGAACATGACCACAATATACCATCCAAAAATAAGATATCATGAGCTTTTCACTCATATCTCTTAGATACTCTGGGTAATTCTCTTGTATTTCCTTGTATGTAAAGCCCTTTATTCGTGTCATTACCATACAACCCTTCTTTACATACTTCATATTAGGTAAAGTTACAAAATCCAAGTCCGATAAAATCAATCTTATTTTCTTATAATTATCAAACTCCTTCTCATAATAAAATTGATCCCTTATCGCATCTAAAAATCCCTCCAAGTCTATCGCAAATCGTAACTGAAATATACGAACCCCATATATAAAATTTTTCCAATAAACATACTCTCTCTGAAAATTTTCTAATACACCCTTTCTATGAATCTTTACTACATAATCCATACCATCTATTGTTATACAATGAACCTGAGAAATAGAACCCGATCCCAATATGACCGGATCTATCATCATATTCATATAAGAACCCAACTCCCTCCTCAAAATATCATATACTTCACTGTATGAATTTGTATCTTTTATATTCTTCTGTAATGGTCTTAGAGCATTTATCATGTTTTCCGATAAAATATCATCTCTATGACTTAGCCATTGTCCCATTTTTATAGCAATAACACCTCTTTTCTCAATTGTATCTGTAAATTCTCTCGCATTTAACGGGTTGCTTATATAATTGTCCAATGTTCCCCTATAATAATGATATATATACTTGGAAACTCTTATGAGATCACTCATTTCTTAACCATACTTTTTTATGTCCCATAAAACTTATATACGAAAATTCCAATATAGAAATCCTATGCGATAATCCACAAAATGATATAATTTCTCGTAATGATATTTTATTGTATTTGCTTCCAATATTCTTTACAGCAAGTATCTGTAACTCATGTAGTTTGATCTCTTTTTCCTTGTCATCCCATCCTACGATTTCCACTGATTTCCTATAAGGATATGTGTGTTCCTCATTAAAAGTATATCTATAATCAGACAAGTGTTTAAATGACTCCTTTAGACGAAATTGTTTCCATTTGATTTGAAAAGTGTGTTTCAAATTAAATAAAGTATCTTTCATCATAAACCACAACCATACAACATGAAAAAATATAAAAGATACCAAATCTCTTCTTAAAACTCTCATATTGTCTTCTTCACAAATATACTCCCGGACATTATTCAAAATATCACGTGTCTTGTCTAACACAAATACAACTGTCCCAAAAACACCCTTTGTCATTGATTCAAATGCCACCTGAATACCATTTCTTGGATTTCGTGAAAATATACGAGTCTTGATAATCCCCTCAAGGAATAGTTTCTTTATACTCTCAACACCACTTTGTATGTTCTCTCTTAAAAAGCCAACAAGTTTATTGAAGACCATAATAATACTCAAACAAAAATAGATTTAAGGTAATTTTGGTAAAAGCTTATTACATTTTCGATACAATGTCAATCTCTAGGTCTTCCGCATTTACTTCAACTTTCGTATTGCCATTCAATGTCCTTACCAATACAAATGGAAGTTTTTTTGCTTCAACTTCCTTTTGGAAAATAATGGCAGGAGTATCATCTGGATCAACGGGAACAAATGGAGGCATTCCGTCTTCCAATTGCTGAAGACGTACCCCTCTAATACGTGTAAATTCATAGTGTGTCATTCTAGGAGAAGTATTCATTAGTATAATGACAATATAGAATTCTTAATCATTTTAATCACTTTAATCATTTTTTGTTGAGAATTGGTAAATCGTTTCCGTTTTCTGATATTCCGGTGATACCCACGCCATTTTACAATGGCAACACAAGTAAATATATTTCATATCCTCGTTGTTATATCTAATATAAATCACCTCTGAATTATCCTTTGATTTACATTCGTTATTTGGACAGGTAATGTTTTTTACACGAGGTAGGGTTGGATCACGAAATGTATACTTATTTATAAATAAGTCGTAGAAAACCTTTTCGTTACCACCATAATTAGCTCTATATACACATGCAGTCTTTGTATCATCACATCCCTTGTCCTTTTTACAAGGACCACATCTATAAATGAGTTTATCATCGTCGTTTACATCAAGAGACATCATGTTATCACAAACATCGCAGAACTCCATATCACTTACTTACATATGTAAAGATTTCTTACATCATTTTTATATCGCTTGAAAAAAATAACTTAGACAGTATATTCAATCGCCTTTGTTCCCTTTTTATACTTTTGTTTTACTCCGTTTTTCATCTTCATAATAACTTCCTTTTTCCAATCCTCGGTAACATACTTTTTTTCAGTCATAACCATGCTTTCATGTTTATCCTCGTCGATATAGAATTTATCATCGTGTTTCCCACCCTCACTTTCTTCTTCGTTATATCCCCTTATCTTATTCTCAACATTCAAAATACTTCCCTGATATTGCATTTGCTGAGACTCCCTAATTGAAGTTACATAGTCATAAATCGTCTGTATAGTTGACATCTTCATATCATTAAACTTAATAAAAGCACCATTCTCATTTTCCATGTAACGAATATCGTCCTTCTTTATACACTCTAAAATCTGATCGTGTTCACTCGCAGATAAACGTCCTATATCCTCTACAAGCTTTTTTGCATTCTGTTCACTAAGTTCAAAAACAACCATTACTTATCTTCCTTATAACACAGCTTTAAACACTTTTGGATAATAACTCCTTTCGTCTTATATTACACCTCTTATTATATGTACCTTTGACATCATCTAGAAGAACTCCTCTAAGACAATTTACATAATCATCTGTTACATTTCTACTTGTAAATGACTCGAAGGATTCTCCAACAACCATGCGAATAATAAAATATACTGAGTACATCCCACATTCGGAACTCGATTTCTGATGTGAGCGTTTGTTAATTTTAATCAACCAAGTTCCAGAACCATGTATTTCATCCCCTTCTTTCTTAAGTCTTTCCATGAATACACTTACCTCCTTATGAGGCGATGAGCCGAAACTATCATAAAAGAAAATTGTTCTTTTTTTTATATCAACATACAAGGCATTCCAGTGTTTTCCTGGAAGATGTGAAGGGTCTGTATTTAATATACTTCCAAATGACGTATACTTATTTACAAGATCTTGCATTTTATAATTACAAAGTCCACTTACTGCACAATTTCCATATATATCCTTTCTTTCAAAGTCTAATGATGTAGCATTTTCAAAATGAAAACCAGTATATTTCTTTTCAAAGTATTTCATAATTTTGTCAAGTGTAAAATTATCAAGCCATGTGTGATCATTTATATTCCATTCTTCTGGTACATCCGTCGCGAAACGCCTTTTTACAAGTGTATTATCTCCCCACTTTTTCTCATCATCACCCATCTTGTCCCGAATGCTATTCCATAACTCCTTTTTAGTTCTACCAAGCTGTATTATATTATTCGGATTATCCTTGTTCCATTTTGTCGCAATGTTCATCAAATCTTTTTTTTTGTAACATGTAGTCTTTTTCTTAAGGTCCCAACACAGTCTTTTTGTATATTTTGTATATTTTGTACTGGTATATCGTCCTTTTCTTTTTTTTGTTTTACTTATCTGACCTTTTTGATTTTTTTTTGTATTAAATGACATTTCACTATATTAAATGTACAAAATCTTTCAATCATGGATTTTTATTTATCTCAACTCGAAGAGACATATGATGATATTAGCCTCGAAAAGAATAGAGAAAGAAAGGAAACAAACCATGTCATACTTGCATGTTTAGAGGATTCTTTGTGTATAACAAAAAAAGATTTGGATAATTTCCACCAAAAGAGTGAAAGAGCCAAAGATTTATTCAACATAATCTCACTTAACGGGGAAATTGAAGTATGTCAAAAGAAACTAAAGCAGATGAAATCAACGAAAGTTGCGTGTGAAAAAATAATACAAGAGTGTCTTGAATATGAAAATCATATAGAAAGACAGAAAATTCGCATTCAAGAAAAAATTAGAGTGGGAAAGCAGTATAAAGATGATATTAATCAACTGAGAAAAAGCATGGTGGATTGCTCTTATTCATACAGATATCGCATTTCCCACATGATACCCGGTTTTGTTGAGAGTCTCCTAAAAAGTAGTTGTTTATAAATTCCATCCGACAAAGTCTCGTATTGTTTATATATGAGCTCATGACTCTCATCTTGGCTTCTTGCTGGGCTCTTAGATAAGGGTCGTTCATCATTTTAAGAAAGTGCTTATTCACAACAAAATCACCGCTTGACCATAAGACCAAACAATTCCCATCAAGACCCGGACTTCGTGCTGCCCTTCCGATCTCCTGACAATACGATTCAATATCTCGTGGGACCCCATAGTGGATAATCGTTTCTATATCCGGGATATCAACTCCCATTCCAAATGCAATCGTCGCACCAATTACATTTATTCTTCCACTCGTAAACTGGTCTTGTATTTTCGTTCTTTCTTCACTAGAAAGTCCTGCATGATAATACCCTGTTAAATAACCCCACATTCGAAGATAATTCGCAATCTTTTCCGTGTCTCTCTTTGTCTTACAATATATTATTGTCTTTCCATTAATGAATTCTCTTATAATCTGCATCGCCTTTTCGAAACTTTTCCTCTTTATTACACTCAAATACAAGTCATCTCTATTCGGAGAAATATGAATCCGTAGCGGGTCACTTAACTTCAATTCACTTATAATTTTATTCACAGTACTCTTAGTTGCCGTGCCCGTTACAGCCATTATAGATGGGCTTTTCCTAAACAATGTCTTTATTGTATTGAGTTGTGTATAACTTGATCTGAAATCAGACCACGATGTTATACAATGACATTCGTCTATGGCAATAAGACAAATATGCCTCTCCATACCTTGAATCCAATCACTCCGAGAAATAAAACTCTCTGGGGTCATATATAAAACACACGATGTTTCACCAGAATAAATACTCTTTTTCTCATCATGAGAAAGAAGTACTCCATCTGAATCATGAATATCCTGATTTCCAAACGAAGCAAATGTGCGACAAACGGTTGAATATCGTCTCTGTTGGTCTTTCATTAGAGATACCAATGGTGATATTACGATCACCGTCTTTTCCTTGATTAAATGGGGAGCTATGTAACATATACTTTTACCAAATCCTGTAGGCAATACACCAATTACATCTCTATCATCTAATACTGCTTTGAGAATATCCTTTTGTTCTTTTTTAAAAGAAGGTATGTTCAATACACCACATAAATGCTTTAAGGATACTCTTTGTTTCATCTTGACTTTTATTAACTAATCACCGTGGATTCATTTTTGTTAACGTTGCTTTGGAGCCAAACACATCTTAATCTCACCCAAATTACCAACACTATAACATATTATTAAAGGGTAGTCGTTTTTCAAGTAAACTTGTATTGTTTGACATAAGTTTGTACATTTTGTAAAAAGCGTAAGGTATTTTAATGAAAATACACCTTGGACAATTTCTATATCATCTTCTTTAGCCACAACGGACATACCGCCATTTACCGACTCTCCTAAAATAGTCTCTTGTTGAGCAAAATCTCCCTTGCAAGTTAATATAAGTTGTCCCGCGACCGACTTTATTTCAATCTCCTCCGAAATATTATTCATATCCCTACATAGCTTTTGAAAATCTGAGGATTTCATACTAATAACAGATGTGAATTGTGCAGGGGGGACTCGGATATTCTCGTTACTAAGATCCATAAGATTTAACTTAAAAGTAGTAGATGCCTTCTTCATATCATTCTCGATTTTTATACCAAGGTGATTCAAATCGTTCTTTTCAACAAACAACGTTAATGTATCGTTATTTGTAATTGTCTTGATAAGTTTGAAGAAATTAACCATATTAACACCAATAATTTGTTTATGAGTACAGTGAAACTGTTCAAAGTTTTCATTATTTAGATTCATATGTACCAAAGTGGTATGTGTTGGATCCATTGACAAAATACGAATACCTTCGGGACTAAACTCAATATTAGTATCTGGTAAAATCTCTTTCACAGCTTCTATTGTACACTTTAATATTATAGACTGTATTGTTACAACGTATACAGAAAATGAATCTGTACACACTGTCTCCATTAAGGATGATTTTCAAATGTCTTTTAAGTAAGTTTGTTTTCGTCTCTATGTGTCGTAATAAAAAAATCATATACTTGTATAAAATGAGTCTCTCAAATATATTAGGCTATACGATTGAAAACTATCTTGACAATGACGCGAATAAGAAAAATAAGCCGATTTCATTTTACTTTATAAATGTTACCGTATTCATCATTATGCTTCTTATTGTTGCCTTTTTTGGAAAATATCTATGGAATAGCTTTTTAGCTGGTGCTGAAAAGGGGGAAGGGTATTTTACTTTTATAAAGCCCGTCCCCTCCCTCTTTCATGTAATTGTATTATACATTACCATTGGTATTTTCTTTAGAGGATAAATTTACAGTAAAATTATTATAATACTTGTAAATGCCCGGGGATCTTAACACAAATAATAGATATACAATAACGGATTTGATATGGATGTTTAATCACTATGCTGGTCGGGAAAACTATGAGCACGCAAATATATCTGGACTAGATGAATTTGGAGACTCACTCGAAGATAAAATAAGTTATCTCTCTAATTATTTATTAGGCATACCTGGTTATTATGTAGAGCCCGAGCCAGAACCCGAACCCGAACCAGAACCAGAACCAGAACCCGAACCAGAACCAGAACCCGAACCAGAACCACCGATTATACTTGAATTTGCTATATATAACAATGACATACGTTTTAGACAAAACAAAGATATTGCGGACATAGGCATTACAAGTGCATTATTTAGAATAGAAGGAATATCAGACTTTACGCACTCACCTGAATTAAATGCTCACTTAGGTGATGGATGGTATGTTCAGTCATATTATACATCTGAAAACACATTTAATTTCCTATTATGGTCTAATACACTAAATCCACTTCAAAAATCACCCTATCAACCCTATGGTAATGTTCTTTATGTATTTGATACACCTCCGACAAATATAACACTCTTAAGTTGTTCCGCTATATTATATGAAACGTCGCAAGATATCACAAACTTGACTTTAGTTGTCACTGCGGGTGAGTTATATGAGCCCGAACCAGAACCAGAACCAGAACCCGAACCCGAACCAGAACCGGAACCAGAACCAGAACCGGAACCTGAACCAGAACCGGAACCAGAACCAGAACCAGAACCCGAACCCGAACCCGAACCAGAACCAGAACCAGAACCCGAACCCGAACCAGAACCGGAACCTGAACCAGAACCGGAACCTGAACCAGAACCGGAACCCGAACCTGAACCGGAACCTGAGCCCGAGCCTTATCCCGAGTCCGAACCTGAACCAGAACCCGAACCTGAACATGAGCCAGAGCCAGAGCCAGAGCCAGAACCAGAACCAGAACCAGAACCAGAACCAGAACCAGAACCAGAACCCGAACCCGAACCCGAACCAGAACCGGAACCAGAGCCAGAGCCAGAACCAGAACCAGAACCACTTTGGATTGGTAATGTAGCTTTTATTGAAGGTGTCCTATTTGATGGGTCGGGATTCATATTTTCACATGACGAAGGAGATGCACGAGCGGAAAGATTCTCATCCGGTACATATGATAACTTAGGAATCGACATATATAATGGCTCTTATCCAGGACTTGTTTCCCCTGAAATTAATCTCGTTGGAAGAGCACTCGTCTTACCACATGGTAATGAGAATAGTTTCATACGATTAGAACCACCGGTTAATAACGAGACATATGAGTCTGTGAATTATCAATTTTATTCAGTATGGAAACATATAGATGATGTTATGTATGATAACGCGTATAAAACGTTACATAATATCGATGGCACGAATTATACCCTAGATTCAAATATATCGTATAGGATAATTTTCGAGGATGAATTAACTCCTAGATATATATTACATGGAGACCCGTTGGAAATTTCACCGAATAGATCTTTTGTGAATTCGCAAATTGAAGGTAGATTATTCGCCTTTATGAATGGATAATTATTTATGATACTTATGATACTTATGATACTTATGAGCTAAAACTCAATCCAGCCATTCCAGACATGATTCTTAAAATATTGTAATTTACCGAGTATACACTTACATTAAACTTGTATTCTGGAACATTTTCGCCATTTTGGAGTGTCCTTTTAACATCTACTGTTTCCAGCTCAAGTTGTATATTTTTAACTCGGGACATGTTACACGCTCCTGATGGCTGATACTTTGTAGGGTCTAAAGAGAAAGAATATACATAAACCCCCTTTTTGTCAATCTTTAAATCATGTTGATATGGTTGAACGTGTTCAAAGTACATATTATCCATGGAACTATATCTCTCAATACCATTGAATAAAAGTCTACAGTTTTCAATAATATTCTCCTTGTAATAGTTAAAATTGAATTTTGTTGGAATCAATGGTGTAGCGAGTTCTTGATAATTTCCGTTAGAGTCTATGATGGGTTCTCCTTGATCATCAACTTGATAAAAAAGTTCATCTTGATTTGATGCACCTACAAAATCTAGATAACTATCTGAGCCGGGTGGAATAAACTCATGAAGCCAGTTTGTATAATTATTATGAGAATTTACATTTGATACAATATCATCTCTTTGAGCTAACCATATCATATACTTTACGGGGTGTTCGAGTTTCAATTCGAGTGAACTCGTACCCAAAACGCCCAGAAATTCCTTTTTGAATGTTTGTTCAATAAGATATTCGTGGGACCCCCGTGCAAATCGTTCTCTTTCTTCCTTATCTAAAAATACGTAATTTACTAATAAATGAGTATCCATTTTCCATGTAGAGGTGAGTGTCGAGTTAGAAAGATCATCACCTCTCTTAAATGTTGTATTGACAATGTCTGTTAAGAAATTACCAATATGATGATGAGGTTGACCCGCGACAGGTCTGCGTCTTTGTCCTTTTTGTGCACCTGCTATACCATCTCTTGTTTCAATAATAGTATATAGTTCCGTAATTTTTCTTAATTCTACTTCTAATTGAACTTCGTGATATTGTAAAGAAATGAGTGGAAGAGCAAGTCCAGGATTTGTATTGAACCAAAATGGTAAGGGAACATAAAGTCTTCTACCTACAATAGAAGGCTGTTGTAAGTAAGGATTAGAAGTAAAAACGGTAATTTTAGTGGCATCCTGGGGGTCATCCGTCAAATCCGGGTTTAAGGTAGAAGTAGGATACGTACCACCACGTATACCATTATATTGCGGCATTGAGACATCTGGTACATTGCCAATCATATGATCAAAATGAGATTTGGCTGCGTGGTCACAAAAAATTTCATGCCAAATTTCAATCCATTCTCCATACATCTCGCTAATTTGACTGCCTCCAATTGAAATTGAGACCTTTTTTATCATACTCGTCCCTAAAGATGATATCCACCAGAATTTATAATCTATCGATTCACCACTCTCATTGTCGTATCCCGAATAAATATCTGGAATATTAATCGCAAAATACATCTTATTGATAAGATCCCCACTTCGTGGTAGTTTACAACGCATTTGAACGTTCAAATCATACGAAAGTTCTGTTTGCCCTTCGAAATCAACACGAATTGCTTCCATAGAATAATTTGTGTAACGCTTATAAACTGCCTTGAAAAATGTCATTTGAGGATTTCCATTCAAGTATTGGTTTTGTGCTCCATACGCGGCAAGTTGAATAAGTCCACCCGCCATTCTTATAAATATAAGGAGAAGTTTCCTTATATAAAATATTATGCTTCCATTTGAGATTCACAACAAAGAAATTGCAAAACTTTTGATGAAAGCTCCCAAAGATGATAATGAGGCGATTAGTAACTTTGATGAATTTATTATTCACGGAGAAAAGTCAATATTTTATATTTTTGCATATCGTTCTTTTACACAACTTACATTGCGAATAAAAGGCAATGTTATTAGGAATGAGCAAGAACTTCAAGATATAATGGGTATTACCAAGTGTGATTCGGAGTTTATTTTTTTTGTATTATCTGATTCAAAATATTGTGAAATCACACTTGAGAGCTATATGGATTCTCTACGTTATCTAGATAGAATAATTATAGAGAAATTATTTTATTATTTCTTTGATTTTCACAATGATGATCTGAAAGATATCTTAAAGGATACTCGTCAATTTACTTGGAAAGATACTGAGAAAGATACTGAGAAAGACACAGGTAAGGATATTCAAGATAATCAATCAGAGCCAGTTGAGTTCACGGGGTATACAAATTATATTGTTAGTGGAATA